GCCGGCACGACCACGGCGGTGGCCCTGACGTTCACCTTTGAGAACGGCACAACGTCTACCTACTCCACGACCAGTTACCGCGTGGACCGCGACGGCGTGCCGGGCACGGTGAAGACGCTGTACGGCCAGACCTGGCCGCCGCACCTGCAGGACGATAACGCCATCAGCGTCACCTGGTGGGCCGGCTACGGCGCGAGCGGCACGAGTGTGCCGGCGGCGATCCGGCACGCCATGCTGATGCTGGTGGGCATTTGGTACGAGCGCCGGATGGCGGCCGACTCCATGAGCGGCAACGAGATCCCCTTCGGCGTGAAGTCGCTTCTGGACTCGCAGAAGTGGGGCAGCTACCGATGATCGACCCCGGCAAACTCCGCGAGCGCGTGACAGTGCAGATCGCCAGCGGCACGACCAATGCCCTTGGCGAGACGGTGCTGGCGTGGGCCGACTCGTCTGCGGTGTGGGCCAGCGTCGAAGGCGTGAGCGCCCGCGAAGCCCTGACGGCCGGCCAGCAGGAAACGACCGTTAGCCACCGGGTGCGGCTCCGCTACCTGCCGGGGCTGACTCAGAACATGCGGTTCTCGTGGCGTTCCCGAACGCTGGAAATCGTCAGCCTGCTCGAGCACGGCAACCGCAGCGAGCACGAAGCCATCTGCCAAGAGCAGGTGCCCTAATGGCGATCGTCGCAGGAGAGCCACTGATCAAGTTGGCCGTGGGCCGGGGCAAGGCTGCGAAGGCGTTGTATTCGCTCGCGCCGCTTGATGACGTGGTGGCCGAACTGAAGAAGCTGCCGGCCGACATCTCCAACAGATACCAACGCAGGGCACTGAAGAAGGCTGCCCAGCCCGGCAAGGCCGCCCTAGAAGCCAACGTGCGAGCCATCGGCCAGGTTAGCGGCAACCTGCTTGCAAGCATCACGGAGCGTGGCAAGAGCTACACCAACAACAAGTTCAAGGTGCCAGTGTCGGTCATCGTGATCGGCTTCCGCCGCCCTGTTGGTGGTGGTGCTCAGCGGACGGCAGAGACGGCATTCGGCGGCTCTGTGATGAAGGGGCCGAACCGGGCCTATCATTCGCACTTGGTCGAGTTTGGCACGAAGGGCCGCCGAACGCCCGGCAAGAGCCGCGTGGTGAAGCGCCGCCGCGTGATCCTTGACGGCCGGATCATCTCGCAGCGCGAGCGCCGCAAAGAGCAGCCCAACAACAACCCACGGCAGGTTCTGTCCTCGTGGAACACCCGCCGAGGCAAGGGCTCGTGGCAGGGCAAGTATCCGATCGACTTCATTGCCACGGGCTCTGTCGCCCCGATGCCAGCGCTGCGTCCGCTCGAGCGGGCCTTCAACCAGTCACGCGGTGCGATGAAAAGCATTCTGGATGTCGAGATGCGTAAGTCTCTCTCGGCGGCATTGCGGGCCTATGAACGCAGGAACAAGGCAGGCGACAAATGAAAAGCCCCGAAGCCGTTCTCCGTAATGCACTCGTGACCACGACAGCCGTATCGTCCGTGGTGTCAAACCGCGTCTATCCGCTGCTTGCCCCGCAGGCCGCGCCGCTGCCCTTCATCACCTACCGCCGCACGGGCATCCGCCGGATGCAGACGCTTGGCGCGCCGATGGGTGTGCCGCAGGTGAGCGTTGATTTCGACGTGTACGCCACGACCTACGAAGGGGCTCGTGACCTGGCCGACCGCTGCCGCTCCTGTCTGGATGGGTACGGGGGAACCTTCGACAATACGGTGGTACAGCAGACTTCGCTCGAAAACGAACAAGACGATTTCGTGCAGCTGGCCGGGGCGGACATGCCGCCTGTGTACAGCGTGAAACTTTCCTTCGACATCTGGTGGCAGGAGACATAGGCACATGAGCACCCCGCATGCCGGCTCGGGCACGACGTTTTCATTCGCTGGAACGAACTACACCGTCACCAACATCACGTACACGCTCACCGACGTGAATGCTGCCGATACGATCGACATCAGCCACCTTGGGCAGACCGTTGGGGCTGCAATTCTTACGCTCGACCGTCCGTTGACGGGTGCCGCGAACGACACGGGCCGCGAGGTGCAGATCGACTACATCGGCTCGGGGGTTATCAATGATGGTGTTTCCGGCACGCTGGCGATCACTGGCGGTATCAGCCTGTCGAAGGCTGCGACCGTCTCGAGCTCGTCGGTGACGCTCGCCGTAAACGACGTGATCCGGGGCTCGGCCACCTTCCGCGTGGCTCGCTAACGCACGGGAGGTTTTCCCGTGGCATCGTTCAGCGCAGGCGTGTCTGTCACCTGGAACGGCACTGCGTTTCAGGAGATCACCAACCTTTCGTGGACGTATGGCGGAGGCGCGCCTAAAGGCCGCAGCGTCGCGTGGACGGACGAAGCAGGCACGCTAACTGTTGAGTGCCTGGGCGGCAACAACACGGCAGTGGGCAACTACGGCGTGCGCGCTCAGGTTGTCGTTTCTGGCGGCGGGCAAGCCTTGACGAATCAGGCAGTATGGGAGTCAGTCAGCGTGGCGTCTGAAGTGAACGGCGTCACCCGGTACACCGTCACGCTGAAGCTCTTGGACAACTAAACCATGGCAATGACACGGGAACAGATCGACGCAGCGGATGACGCCAAGATCATCAAGGTGCAGGCATTCGGCGGCGAGTGCTGCCTGCGGCTGATGAGCGTAGGCGAGCGCGACTCATACGAGCTCAAGCTGGTAGAGGCCGGCGGCAAGGCGATCCCCGATTTCCGCTCTGAGCTCCTGAGCCGCACGCTGTGCGACGAGAAGGGCAACCTGCTCTATGCAGGCGAAGAAGGCGTGGAAGCCCTGAAGCGCCGCAGCAGCGACCAGATGCACAAGCTGTGGCAGGCGGCGATGAAGCACAACGCACTCACAGAGGAGGAGATCAAGAGACTAGCGGGGGAATGAACGCCCGTCCGACGCTTCAGTTCAAGATGCGTCTGGCGGGCCACCTGGGAAAGACACTCGCCGAAATCGACCAGATGGATTCTCGGGAGTTCTCTCGGTGGCTGGCGTTCTCCAGGTGGTTCTCTCCGCTGGCCGACAGTTGGACGCAAACCGGGATGCTGGCAAGCGCGATGCTCGCACCGTACTGCCCACGCGGCAAGGTGCCATCGGCAAGCGACTTCATCCCGATCGAAGACAAGGCACCGAAGCATCCGAACCAGATACGCGAAGTGCTCGAGCAGATGAAGCGAGACTTGGAAGGCTGAGATGGCAACCGTAGGACTAGGCTTTCAACTATCGGCGAATGCCACGCAGATGTCTGCGGGCATCAACGCTGGCGTTGTGGAGCTGCAGAAGCTGGGCTATGCCGCCAAAAGGACGCAGCAAGATGTTTCGACGCTGAAGACAATCGAGCTGTCGCGGGTCTTCATCTCCGCGATCCAGTCGGTGGCCGGCTCTTTCACGTCGTTCGTGGCCGGTGCTGCATCTGCCGTGGCCAGCGTGGACGATCTCAGCAAGCGCACGGGCGTGTCGGCCCAGACGCTCCAGGCGTATCAGTTCGCGGCTGAGCAGTCTGGCGTCAGCGTCGAGACTTTCGGCAAAGGCATCCAGAGGCTTGGCATCAACCTCGGCGAAGCCCAGACGGGAAACAAGTCTGCGATCAAGTCTTTCGCGGACCTCGGGCTGTCGGTTCGTGATCTGGCCCAGCTTTCGCCAGAGCAGGCATTCGAGAAGGTGGCGGCGGCGATCTCGCAGCTGCCGAACCCGGCACAGCAGGCGGCGGCTGCCGTTGGGCTGTTCGGCAAGAGCGGTGCCGAGCTCGTGCCTGTGTTCCAAGAGGGCGCGGGCTTTCTGGCAGAGATGCGAAAGCAGGCTGAGGGGCTTGGCCTGGTGCTCGGGCAGACCCAGGTGGCCAACCTCGCGCAGCTTGATGACTCATTCAGTGCCTTGGGCGCGACCGTGCAGGCGTTTAAGCAGCGGGTGACGGCTGAGCTGGCCCCTGCCTTGGTGGAGGCATCGCGGTCTGCCGCTGAGTTCATCGCCGCCATCGACGTT